ATGTCGTCTCTAATGTTTTGATTGCGTTTTTCAATGTTGATAATACGTACAAATGAGTTTGTGACTGCCGCTGTGTAGTAAGCAAACGGGTTGTTTGACTTGCTTTCATCAAACTGTAGACCAATTTGAGCAAGTTGTAGTATTGCTTGTCCTCGCATTTCGTCATTGTAAGTATATCCTCTCACGTTTCCTCGTGTTGCGTATCTTTCGCACAGTTTCATCCACATACGAGCAAGTTTATCTGTAGCCTGTCCCTTTTTAAGTGCAAAATTTCCGTTTTCCATACCGCCTTCCCAGTGCGATTTGCCTACACACACTAAATTATCGTTTTCATCAAATTTATAATGCTGAAAAGGTGGAAAATTTAATTTTACTTTACTGTCTGCTACAGTTTTTGGATTTTTCTTGCGTCCAGGCTCGTCAGGAATGTGATCATACGTCATAATACGAAAGATTAGTTCTTCTTTTGTAATTTTTTTGTAATCAATTTCGCAATCTGCTTGCTTTACACGTTCACCTGCTTCTTTTCTTTGAGCGTAGTCTTCTTGTGATAGGCGTTTTGCTTTGTTTCTTTTTGCTTCTGCAATAGTTCTAATGTTAATTTTGTCTATACTTGGTAAAATTATGTCGTATTCGCTATAGCTGTCGTCAACATAGCTAGAAAATGATGTTTTTGACCTGTGAATTTCTAATAACAAGTCTTTATTGTTAAGATAGTTTACTTTTCTCATAGGGGCTCCTGAATGTTGTACATATTATAATATACTCTGTTTATAAAGTCAACTAAATAATAGCATAGGAGAGTAATTATGAGCTTTTTAGGAAATATCGGCAATCGAATTGTTAACAACGTTAAGCAAAAGGCTATCGAAGAGATTTCAGATACAAATTTTGGCCGCGTGTTAAGAACATTTAATTTATTGCCAGGTGCCAATCCAACTAATGACGGGTCGTTCTCGGCAGCTACCTGGGATACAGGTACTAATGCAGATTGGCGTGTTAGGATATCTCTACCTCCGGGTGGTGCGTTTTCTAGTAGTACATTATTGGCGCCTTTAAAAGAAACACAAAATTCTATGGTATTCCCTTATACGCCACAAGTATTTATTACCCATAGTGCAAACTATAATGCACTACAGCCTACACATAGTAATTACCCCTTTCACATTTATACAAGTTCGCAAGTGGATCAATTTACAATCACAGGCGAGTTTACAGTAGAAAATTCAAAAGAAGCAGAGTACTGGATTGCAGCAGTACACTTCTTAAAATCAGTTACTAAAATGGCATACGGTGAAAGTTCAAATAAAGGTTCACCACCGCCAGTAGTAAAACTTAACGGTTACGGAGATTATGTTTTTAATAATGTTCCTGTAGTTGTTCAAAACTTTAACGTAACATTACCTTCAGATGTTGACTACATTCCGGCAGGTATTGGATTTAATGGATCATACGCTCCTACTAGATCAGAAATATCTGTTGCACTAATGCCACAATACAGCAGAGATAAAGTTAATAGATTTAGTCTTGATAGATTTGTTAGTGGCGGATACATTGGCAGTAATGATGGATACTTATAATGGCATATTATGATGATAAAAGTCAATACAGTGACACAAGAGCAGTAAACGGTCAATATTTAGGCATTCTAAATATTAGACCTGTCCCGTCAGAAAATGATGATATTGTATATGAAATTGAACCGCAATACACTTATCGTCCGGACTTATTAGCATATGATTTATACGGAGATAGAAAATATTGGTGGGTTTTTGCTCAACGCAATATGAATGTACTTAAAGATCCTGTATATGATTTTGTTGCAGGCACACAAATTTATCTACCAAAAGAGAGAAACATTACAGCACAGCTAGGAGGCTAAATGGCAACTTTTAATTTTAAGCCGCAAAACTTAGAAGCTAGGCTAAAACAAGCAGGAAAAGATTTTGAAGATACCGCTGAACAGTTTGGTAACGATATTTCTAGTGCATTAAACAAACCTCTTGCACCAATTGTAAATTCTGCAAATATTAAAGTAGGAAACGCAATTAGTTCTGCTCTTGCAGGACCGGTTGCAGATATAAAAGGAGCAGTTGGAGTTGTAAATGATATTTCTGCTGCTTTATCTAATCCAGTTGCATTTGCTGGAAATGCAATTAGCGATGCACTAGCAGCACCTCTTGCTAACATTGGCGGAGGTTTACTTGGCAATTTACTAGGTGGAGGATTTTCACCTGTTGGTATTCAAAAAAATCCTTTGAGTAGATTTGCTAGTTACAACAATATTTTTACTTTTGGCACAATAAACAAAACTTCATTCAATTCTCCAGACACTACATACAGGGTAAATGGACCTGATGTAATTGTATTACAGTCTGGCGGCAGCGGATCTAGACAAGTAAGAACTCAATTAGAACGTGCAGCAGGAATTACTGGCGAATATTTTATTGATGATGTAGAAGTACATTGTTTAGTTGCTCCAGCAGCATCTACTAAACAAACAAATGCTACTAATATTAGTTTTAATGTAACAGAACCATATAGTATGGGATTGTTTTTACAGTCATTACATATTGCTGCTGCACAAGCAGGATACACTAACTATCTTGATGCAGTATTTTTATTACAAATAGATTTTATTGGTTGGGACGACAATGGAAGATCTTTTAAAGATACAAGATCAAAAAGAATGTTCCCGTTAAAACTTAGTAACGTAACTTTTGATGTATCCGAAGGCGGAAGCCAATATCAAGTAACAGCAATACCATATCACGAAATTGTATTGTCGGATGAAGTACAGCAAACACAAGTTGCAGTAGACATTAAAGGAACAACTATTGTTGAATTTTTACAAACAGGTCCTGAAAGTCTTGCAACAATTTTAAACACTAGAGAACAGGAACAGAAAAAATCAGGTAACAAAAAAGTTGCAGATGAATATGTTATAATGTTTCCTAATGAGCTCACTAGTACTGCTAGTGCAGGAACTGGAGCAACAGATAACAACAAAGGCGCAACAACACAAAGTTCTAAAGATGATTCTGCTGCTGGCGCCCAAATGTCTGAAGAGAAGAAACAAAAATTGTTTGAACAACTTTCAGGTATTGAAGGCGGAGAAGTCCCTGCAGACTTTGATGCAGAACTTAGTAAAATTTTAGGTATAGTTGTAAAACGCAGCCAAATTGGCGAATCTATTAGAGAAGCAGCAGAAAAAGAAGAAAATATTAATGCAATTGGTAAGGCAAAACTTGTAAAAGATTTCTTAGATGAAGGTAAACAGTATTTTGGTAAACCTGCATTCACTGAAGATAAAGAAAAAGCACCTGGTACATTCCAAAGAGGTAATGTTAAGATTAGCGACGAAGGTAGAAGAATTAATTTTGCTTCAGGAACTAAAGTACAAAACATTATTGAAGAAGTAATTTTGCTATCTGATTATGCTAGAAAGTTTGTTACAGAACAACCAGATGCAAATGGAATGAAAACTTGGTTTAGAATTGAAACTGATGTATTTTTAATTCCAGGTAATGATAATGTTGCACAAACAGGCGAAGGCGGAAAGGTTTATGTATTTAAAGTTGTTCCATATAAAACACACGTTGCAAGAATTACAACACCTTCAGTTGCTCCTCCTGGATATGTAAACTTAAGAAAACACGCTGTAAAGCAATATGATTACATTTATACTGGTCAAAACGATGATATTATTAATTTTGATATTGATATAAATGTAGCATTTTTCCAAGCATTAGCAGGAGATATGGGACAACTTGGAAAAACGCAAAAAACACAAGGTTCTAATGCAATTACAGCAGCCGCTAATAAACCACCAGTACACGGTGTTGGCGATGGTAATAATCAAAACTCTTCAACAGCGGGTATGAGTACAGCAAAAGCTACTCCTAAAACTAATACAGGCGAATCAGGGTCAGGCGTAGCAACTCATCCAGAAAATCAAATTGCTAGATCGTTTAATGATGCAATCGTAAATAGTGATGTCGACTTAGTTACAGTTGAATTAGAAATTTGGGGAGATCCGTATTATATTGCAGACAGCGGAATGGGCAACTATAGCGGTAGATCTGCAGGACTTAATATTACATCAGATGGATCAATGGATTATCAATCATCAGAAGTCGACATTATTTTAAATTTTAGAACCCCAGTAGATACACGAGATCCGGGATATATGAAATTTCCAGCAGGTGGCGCAAAAGCAGTTGGTGCATTTAGTGGCCTGTATCAAGTAACTGAAGTTACTAATACTTGGAGCGGAAATCAATTTTCACAAAAACTAAAAACTATTAGAAGAAGAAATCAGCCCGAAGATACTGGAATTGTTCCGTTAGATATTGCTATCGAAAGTGTAATTGAAAAAGGATTAGATGCAATATTATCTCCACTTGCAAGTTCTCCTGTAGCATCGTTTGCAGGAGCATTTAAGAAACTTGAAGGAGACATTCAAGGAGCAATAGATCAAATTGGAGCAGCAATAGCATCTAACCCAATTAGTGCAGCATTAAACAACGGTGTTGCGGCTCTTGATGCAGGTATTACAGAAGCAGGCAATGCAATAACTTCAGCATTAGGTAAACCAGTTATTCCTCCTAAACTAACTGATAATGCAATAACAAATAATTTAAGCACACCGCCAGTTACTAGCAAATCTGTTGATTCTGGCGCAGGCGACACAGCAGCAGCGCAGCGAATTGCAGCACAAAGATCAGTAGATCCTAATCTTACTGGAGGCATTAGTTAATGGTAGATAAGGTTAATAAAAGTGAAGTTGAACGCACTACCAATGCCGGTGTTAAAGAAAAATTTCCTTCTCAACCGTGTGTTGCTATTGTTAGAAATCATTTAGATAGTACTTATATGGGAAATTTAGAAGTTGAAATACTAACTTCTAGTAATGCAGGACAGTCTACAAACGCTCCAGGGCAAATTATTCCAGTACGATACCTAAGCCCTTTCCACGGTACAACATCTTTAGAAGGTACTAGCAAAAATGCTGGCGCACAAAACAGTCAGCGTAGTTACGGATGGTGGGGAGTACCGCCTGATATTAATTCAAAAGTTCTTGTTATATTTGCTGAAGGTGGAGACGGATATTGGTTAGGATGTATTCCTGAAGATCACACAAATATTATGACTCCTGATCCTTGGGTGTCAACTACTTTTAATGATAAAGACAAAGCGAAAAAATTACCTGTTGTAGAATATAATAAAAAAATTGAAGATGGCAAGGGAAGAGATAGTACACAATTTATTAAGCCGGCAAACGAAGATGCTATTAGCATTTTAACAACACAAGGTCTTATTGAAGATGAGATTAGAGGAACAACAACTTCAAGTGCTAGAAGAGAATTACCTAGTGCTGTTATGGGATTTAGCAGTCCAGGACCTGCAGACAGACGTCCTGGTGCTCCAAGAGTAAATTATGGTGAAAACTTCGCACAAACTCCTGTACCTCAAAATAGATTAGGTGGTAGTAGTTTAGTTTTTGACGACGGTGATTCAACTCTTGTAAGAAAAACACCAGCGGGTGGCGAAAACCAAGGTCCATCAGTTTATGTAAATGTTGAAGGCGGTGAAAAAGGCGGAGATCCTACATTACCACATAATGAGCTTGTGCGTTTAAGAACCCGTACAGGGCATCAAATTTTATTACACAATACAGAAGATTTAATTTATATTGGAAATGCTAGAGGTACTACTTGGATTGAATTAACAAGTAACGGCAAAATAGACATCTATGCACAAGACTCAATTAGTGTACATACTGAAAATGATTTGAACTTTACTGCTGATAGGGATATTAACTTTAATGCAGGGAGAGATATTCATACAACAGCTGGCAACAGTATCTTTACTAACGCAACAGCAGATATACACACTAATGCAGGCAAGAACATTTACGAAACCGCTGCAACAAATTGGGAAATTAAAGCAGGTGCTGACGGAAAGATTACAGTAGGCGGATCTAGTAATATTAGTGCTACAGGAAATCACGTAGAAACAGCAAAAAATATTCATATGAACGGACCAGCTGCTGCAACAGCAACGGCTGCAACAGAAGCAAATATACCTTCTAGAGTTCCGCAACACGAACCGTGGGACGGCCACGAAAATTTAGATCCTGCTGCATTTGTTCCTGAAAAAACAGATAGTAAAGAGGAAGAAGAACCTAAAGCAACAAAACAAGCAACCCCGGATACATTTAAAAAGAATACAAAAAGAGATGTAAGAGAAAAACCAGCATCACAACCTGCAGAAACAGAAACACCTCCAGCAGCTAATGGCGCAGCAAAAGTTGATCCTAAAGTAACAGCAAAAGCAGCAGAAGTTAAAGCAAATATGAGTCCAGCATCTGTGTCTGGATTTATTAATTCTGTAGTTGAAGCAGGAGTAAACTCGTTTGCACAAGCACAAAATCTTATTAAAACTATTGACGACATTGCTGGTGCAGGAGTTTTAGGTAGTATTAAGAAAGTTGGCGGCGCAATAGTTGGCGGTGTAACACAAGCCGCAAACGATTTACTTAATTTAAGAACAACTCTTGCTAAAGGAAAACTACCAACAGCAGTACCTCAATCAACTAATACGGGCCAATATGGAAATCCTGCAGATAGGCAAATTGTTGCAGATGTAGGAGCCGGAAAATATAAAGCAAACGAAACAGTTACAATGTCAGACGGTTCTAAACTAAGAGTTCAAGAAGTTGACGGCAAACGTAGTTTAGTGAATTTTAATGTAGGTTAAATATAGTTATGAGTACACAAGAAAAAAACATATACAAACAAATTGTTGTTCCTAGCAATAAGAAACAAGAAGTTGTTCCCGAGTCTAGGGCCTATAGAGGTATTAGTACAGTTAATCCTAATGCATCTGATTGGGTGTTATACGATATTGAATTAATTAAACAAGATATTATTAACAATTTTCATATACGTCAAGGTGAAAAATTAAGCGATCCTGAATTTGGTACTATTATTTGGGACATTTTGTTTGAACCTCTCACAGATCAACTTAGAGATGCTATCATTCAAAATGTCTCAAGAACCGTTAATTTTGATCCTAGAGCAAACGTTGACAACATTACAGTGTCAACATACGAAAGCGGCATACAGATCGAGTGTACACTAACTTATTTGCCTTACAATATATCAGAAACAATGCGTTTAAGGTTTGATGAAAATGCTGGCTTCCTTTCATAAGATAAAGTACGCACTTAATCAAAGTAAATAAATACATTATAACGAGGAAAGCACACAATGTCATCTACAGATAGACAAAACAGATTATTACTAGCGGAGGATTGGAAACGAGTTTACCAATCATTCCGTAATGCAGATTTTAAATCGTACGATTTTGATAATTTGCGCAGAACAATGATTAATTACCTTAGAGAAAACTATCCTGAGGACTTCAACGACTACATTGAATCAAGTGAATACCTAGCACTTATTGATATGATTGCTTTCTTAGGTCAAAACATTGCTTTCCGTATTGATCTAAATGCTCGTGAAAACTTCTTAGAACTAGCAGAACGCCGTGAAAGTGTATTACGTTTAGCAAGATTGCTTTCCTATAATCCTAAACGTAACCAAGCAGCAAACGGCTTACTAAAAATTGAAGCAATTAGCACTACAGAAGAAATCATTGATAGTAACGGTGTAAATCTAGAAGAACAAACAATTCAGTGGAATGACCCAGCTAACCCAGACTGGTTTGAACAGTTTATTCGTGTTATGAATGCATCGTTACCAGTAAATGGAACATTTGGACGTCCTGTTAAAAAAGAAACAATTAACGGCATTCCTACAGAACAGTACAGAATGAATAGTACTAATACAGAAGTTCCTGTTTATAGTTTTAGTAAAACAGTTGACGGGAAATCAGTTCCTTTTGAAGTTGTATCGACAGATATTACTGATACAGATATTGAAGAAGAAGCACCATTCCCTGGCAATAACTTTGCGTTTTTGTACAGAGATGACGGCCGTGGCGTTGCTAGTTCTAACACAGGGTTCTTCTGTCATTTTAGACAAGGTACTATTGATCAAGGGCAATTTAATGTTACAAATCCGTCAACAAACCAAGTTGTTGCAGTTGATGCACGTAATGTAAATAACTCAGACGTTTGGCTTTACAAGCTAGATAGTTTAGGCAATGAACAAGAACTTTGGTCTAAAGTAGAAGCAGTTGAAGGTAACAATGTTATCTACAATAGTTTAAACAAAGGTATCCGTAATATTTACAGTGTACTAACACGTATTGAAGATAGAATTAGTTTAATTTTTGCAGACGGCACGTTTGGTAATTTACCACAAGGCAATTTCCGTGTTTACTACCGTACAAGTAAAAATCAACGCTTAATCGTTACTCCGGATAATTTAAGAGGAATTGCTGTAAGAATTCCGTATGTATCAAGAGCAGGTACAGCAGAAACTGTCACACTTACACTTGAATTAAAAGCAACTGTTGATAACTCAACAGTTTCTGAGACTAACGCAAGTATTAAGAAAAATGCACCTTCTTTGTATTATACACAAAATCGTATGGTAACGGCAGAAGATTATCAAATTGGACCTTTAGCTGTTAGTCAAGAAATTGTAAAAACAAAAAGTGTAAACAGAACATCTAGCGGTATTAGTAGAAACTTTGATCTTGTTGATGCAACTGGAAAATATTCTACTACAAATTTATTTGGAACAGACGGTGCAGTTTATAAAAATTATCTAACAGTTAAAACAGGTTTTGATTTTGAAACATTAACTGATATTGAAGGACAAATTGTTAATACTATTGAACCTATTCTGTCAAGTATTAAAGTAAGAAATTATTACTATGATCAATTTCCTAAATTATTAGTTGAAGATTTAGGCGCCACGTGGACACAGATTACTGAGGACACAAACAATTTTACAGGTAGATTAACTAATTCAGCAGACGTATTAATTAAAGTTGATACATTTACTGGGTCGAATATGAAATTTGTAAAACCTAATTCATTATTAAAATTTGTTCCGCCTACTGGATATCATTTCTTAAAAGGAAAATTAGAATTAGGTGAGCCTGATTTTAGAGGTGGCACAGCATACAAATGGGTAAAAGTTATTAGTGTTGTTAGAGATGGTACAGAAATACAAGATGATAATTCTGGACCAATTGTGTTTAATGATAGTATCCCTACGGGATCAAGACTTGTTGAAATTAGAACAGCACTTCCGTCAGCACTAACAGACGATGTTAAAGCACAAATTACAGCACAAATATTTTCTTATAGAACATTTGGTTTGAGATTTTCAAGAAATGACGGAGAATGGAGACTTATTACTGAAAATAACCTTGCTGCAAATAGTGATTTTAGTACAGGTAAAACCGGTGATACTACAAATCAACAACTTGATGCAAGTTGGCTTTTAAAATTTAATACTGACGGCGAAAAGTATACTATTACACATCGTGCTATGCGTTATGTATTTGAAAGTGATAAAGATATTAGATTCTATTATGATAGCAGTGATAAAATTTTTAATAACAAAACAGGTAAAATTGTTAAAGACAAAATCAATATTTTAAATATTAACACTAAACCGGATTCTGTAGAACCGTTTAATATCAATTACTTATGGGAAATTGTAGAAGAATACAGGGATGCAGAAGGCTATGTAGATTCTAGAAAAATACAAGTAAGTTTCTTTGATGACGATGATGACGGTGTTGTAGATAATCCAGAAATCTTTGATGATATTGTTGACGAAGAAACATCACCTTTGAACAAGTTAGTATTTTTACAAAAAAGTACAACAACTGACGGCGTTGAAGATTACAAGTATGTAAGTAAAGAATCAGTATTTAGAGATCCTACACAACTTATTTTAAATTCTGTATCAGAAAGACAGCCATTAAGCACATATGAAGATGGTGATATTCTTTACTATTTAGAAGAAGATATTTTTGAAGTATTTAACGCAACTACTACAACACTTGCAATTACTACAGATTATAAAGCAAGCGTTGGTAGAGATGGATTAAAATTCCAGTATGTACACGCAGCTGATCAAGATAGTAGAATTGATCCTAGTGCAAGCAATATTGTTGATACTTACATATTAACACGAGGGTATGACACATCATTTAGACAGTATCTTGATGGTGTTGTAGCTAATAAGCCTTTACCGCCAAGTAGTGATTCTTTGTTTATTAGTTATGGTAGCGAGCTTAATAAAATTAAGTCACTAAGTGACGAAATTATCTATCATCCAGTTAAGTACAAAGTACTTTTTGGAAACAAGGCAAAAGAAGACTTGCAAGCAACATTTAAAATAGTTAAAAACCCAGACTTGGTGTTAAACGATAACGAAATTAAATCTAATGTAATTAGTGCAATTAATAAATTTTTTGCACTAGATAATTGGGACTTTGGTGAAAAGTTTTACTTCTCAGAGTTGTCTAACTATGTAATGAGTCAACTTTCGCCAACCTTAGTAACGTTTGTAATTGTTCCGGATCAAGAAGATCAAGCATATGGTTCATTGCAAGAAATAAAATCAGAATCAGATGAAATTTTTATTAGCGGAGCAACAGTTGAAAACGTTGAAATAATTGATGCAATTACAGCAAGCAGATTAAAAGCATCTGGCGCTGTAGTTACAAGTATTACAAATTCGACTACAGGAATTCAAAGTGGTTCTTTTAGCAGCAGTTCAATAAGTGGAGGCCTTAGCTACTAATGGCATACGACGACGATCAGAAACCTACTAGTTTGCCGGCTGGCAAACCAAACAGAAGAAAAAGTTCAGATCATTTACCTAGATATTTTAGAACTCAGGTAAACAATAAATTTCTTTCTAGTACGATTGATCAGTTAATACAACCCGGTGTTGCTGAAAAATTAAATGGATACTTTGGACAAAAAGAAGCTAAAGGTTATACTAAAAATGATTTTTATGTAGGCGATGTTTCTAAATCTAGAGAAGATTATCAGTTTGAACCTGCTGTTGTAATTAAAGACGATTTAAACAATGTTAGATTTTATGCAGATTACAATGATTATATTAATCAGCTTACTACACTAGGGTCAAGCGTCTCTGATCATAGCTTACTTAATAGACAAGAGTATTATTCTTGGAACCCAAATATTGACTGGGATAAATTTACTAATTTCCGTGAATATTATTGGTTGCCTAATGGGCCTCGTCCTGTACAAATTGCAGGCGAAAAAGACAACGTTGAAAAAACAATTAAAGTTAGAGCAGTTGATAACGGCGAAAATTATGGTTATGTTTTTACACCAGACGGCCAAACACAAAACCCTGTACTAACTTTATTTAGAGGTATCAAATATATTTTTGAAATTGATGCTCCGGGCAATCCTATTTCATTTAGAACTAGAAAAGATACAGCACCTAGATTTAGACCAAATGTAACTTATCTTGAAGGCGACAAAGTAAATTACGAAGGCGGAATTTTCCTTTGTATTAAAGATCATTTTGCTACAGAAGAATTAGATTTAAATTTCTGGGAGTTAGATACAACATTTAATTTAAGAAATTCAGTAAGTCAACAAAGTGTTGAATCTGGTACAGTTGAGGTAGAACTAACAGCAGAAACACCTGACTTAATTTACTATATGTCGGATAACGATTTGTTTGCTAGTGGAACAATTAATGTTCTTGATCTAGTTGAAGCTACATCAATTGACGTAGAAGCAGAAATTTTAGGCACAAAAACATACACAAGCGAAGCTGGTATTGCATTATCAAACGGTATGAAAGTAGAGTTTGTAGGTAAAGTAACTCCTGAAAAATACGGAGAAGGTTTTTGGTATGTAGAAGGTGTAGGAGATAGTATTGTTCTTATGTCTGAAGTAGACTTAAACGTTCCTAGTTCTTATACATCAGATTTGCGTGTAGATTTTGATACAGAAGGATTTGACGAACTTCCTTATTCAGAAGCAATAGGTTATCCTGTTAATAAAGATTATATTACAATTAATAGAGCAAGTCAAGACGGAAATTTATGGTCAAAATATAATAGATGGTTCCATAAATCTGTGATAGAAGCTAGTGCTGAGATTAATAATCAGCCATTAGACCTTGATCAAACAGCTCGTGCTACTAGACCTATTATTGAATTTGAAGCTAATCTAAAGTTATTTAATTACGGTACAGTCATTAAGAAAAGTGTTGACCTTGTAGATAACTTTACTAGTGATGTTTTTAGCACAGTTGAAGGCGCCCAAGGTTACAATATTGACGATGTTGACTTAACTAACGGAATGAGAGTACTGTTTACAGCAGACCCTGATCCATTAGTTACAGGTAAAATATTTGAAGTAGAATTTATTAATTTCCGCAATACAAGACAAATTACTTTAAAAGAAACAGATGATACAACACCATTATTAAACGAAGTTTTACTTTGTAAGCAAGGTACAGAATTCCAAGGAAGCGTATTATGGTTTAACGGATCTTCTTGGAAAACTGCACAGCAAAAAACTGAATTAAACCAGCCTCCGCTATTTGATGCGTTTGACGATAACGGGTATAGTTTTTCCGATGAATCTGTTTACGAATCAGCAACTTTTAGAGGCACAAAAATCTTTTCTTACAAACAAGGAAACGGATCAAATGACACTGAGTTAAAATTTCCGCTAACTTATAGAAGCATCGAAAACGTAGGTGATATTGTTTTTGAATCTAACTTCTTACAAGATGTTAGTACGTTTGCAATTAATAACGAATTACCTCAAACAGATTATATTAGTAAAGGTTATATAAGAAAATATTCTGCTAGAGATAAATGGCAAGTACTTAATGGCTGGACAACAGCAAGAGAATTAAGTACACAACCTGTAATTAGACAATATGTAAACGATAATACACGAACTTTTTATACTGTTGATGTATATGAAAGAAGTGCGTTATTAGATGACTTATGGTTAAGAGTATATGTTAACAATGCATTAAAATTTAAAGATAAAGATTATACACTAGGACAAGACAATAACGAAAATGTTACAGTTACTTTTGTAAATCCGTTAAGCATTGGTGATAATATTATTTTAAAAACTAAGTCAAAAGCATTAAAAACAGAAAACGGAAAATATGAAATTGCAAGTAACTTAGAAAGAAATCCGTTAAACAAAAATATTAACGAGTTTACACTAGGTGAAGTTAACGACCACGTTAGCACGATTGTAGAAGAGCTTAATACGTTTGACGGAGTGTTTCCGGGTCCAAGCAATCTTAGAGATTTAGGACCTGTTTCGCAATTTGGTAAGCGTATTGTAAAACATTCGTCACCTCTTAATATTCCGGTCTATCATATTGTTAACAAAGATGCAAACGTTATTAAGTCACTTAAATTTGCAAGACGTGAATACGGAAAGTTTAAAAGATCATTTTTACAAATTGCAGCTAAATTAGGATTTAGTGGTCCTGTAAAACAGCACGTTGATTTAATTCTAAATGAATTAACAAAAGACAAAGTTAGCACAATGCCATATTATTTTAGTGATATGGTTCCGTTTACAGGTGCAATTAAAAGCGAAACAGAAATTTTTGA